GGGTAAAATTGGCCTGAATGTGGGTTGATAACCCTCGGGGAAGTCGGAACAAGTTACTTACAAGTGGAAGGAGAGTCGACACTTGGCAAGAAGAAAGCCATTAGACGACGACAGACGTCGCCGCAAACCTGCGACAACTCCTGAAGCTCGTGAGAACCAGCTGTCTTCGCTGGCGTATGATCTCGCTGAAGAGCAGATCCGAGCGGGCCACGCATCGTCGCAGGTCATCACGCATTTTCTGAAGGCTGGGTCATCGCGTGAGAAGCTGGAACAAGAACGTATTGCGCATGAGAACGAACTTCTGCAAGTGAAGCGGGAGCAGATCGAAGCGCAGGCTCGAGTTGAGGAGCTTTACCTCGAAGCACTCAACGCAATGAAGAGTTATTCGGGGAATGAGCTGGAACCGCCGGATGATGACGATGATCAGGACGTATAGAGAGCTTCGTCGTCTTCAAACCTTCGAAGAACGTTTCGACTACCTGGTGCTTAGAGGTGTTGTGGGAGAAAGCACCTTTGGGTTTGACAGGTGGGTCAATCAGTACTTCTACGCGTCACGAGAGTGGCGTGACACGCGAGATGTCGTTATTCTCCGTGATGATGGTTGTGATCTCGGTATACCCGGGTATGAGCTCACGCGCGATCTGTTGGTCCACCACATGAACCCGGTGACTGCAGAAGACCTCGAGAATGGTGAAACCTGGGTTCTAGACCCGGATTTTCTAGTCACAACATCTCGCCGAACGCACAACGCAATCCATTTCGGTGATGCAAGCCTCCTCCCCAAACCCCATGTAGAACGAACTGCGGGAGATACAAACCTTTGGTAATGAGTCAGACCCCACTGAAAGGGGGTGGAGAGCATGGAAGAAAGTATTCTCAAAAGCACCAAGAAGATTCTCGGCGTTGATCCGAAGTACTCCGTCTTCGACCTGGACATCATCACCCACATCAACACGTTTTTCTCCACCCTCAATCAGTTGGGGCTGGGTCCGATCAACGGATTCATGATCGAGGACGACACGGCGGTGTGGGCTGACTTCATCAACGACAACATGAAGATCAACTCGGTCAAGACATACATATTTCTCCGGACACGACTTGTCTTCGATCCGCCGGCGACTTCGTACGTCATTTCTGCTCTCGAGCGGCAGGTGCAGGAGCTCGAGTTCAGGCTCAACGTCACTCGAGAGACCACCGACTGGGTAGATCCTGATCCGGTGGTGATCATCAATGAGTAACGTTGTCATCGTTGCTCTTCCGGAAAAAGACGATCCGATCTGGGAGATTTCGAGCGAGACGGTGCCCCATTTGACTCTTCTGTTTCTGGGGGAGTCGAACAGCATCACCAACGTATTCGAGATTCTTCGGTTCCTTGATCACGCAGCAACAACCGTTCTCCATCGCTTCAGCTTGGAAGTAGATCGCCGCGGCACGCTTGGTGATGATCAGGCTGACGTATTGTTCTTCGAAGGGTGGGATCTGCCCGAGCTCAAGCGGTTCCGCGGACAGCTTCTGCAGAACGACAACATCAAGAAGGCATATCTCGCATCAGACCAGCATCCCGAGTGGCTTCCGCATCTCACCCTCGGTTACCCGACCGCTCCGGCGAAGAAGTTGAAGGATGGGCGTGACAGGGTGTACTCGGTGCGGTTTGATCGAGTAGCTCTTTGGGTGGATGATTACGCTGGTCCCGAGTTCCCCTTGAAGCGCTACGAATACGCGGAGGTGAGCATGAGCACAGAAACCGGTAAGGACGCGGTTGACGAGATTCTCTCTCACGTCGGCGTCAAGGGCATGAAGTGGGGGGTGCGGAAGGCCGACAATATCCCAACCGACGTCACGGTCACGCGCACACCCAAGGGGGGCGTCAAAACCACCGGCGGTAAGAACCAGCCAACACATCCCGACGCGGTCACTGCACGAGTCGCCATTCAGAAGGCCAAGAAGAGTGGTGTTCAATCGCTCTCCAACAGAGAGCTTCAGGCTCTGTCCAGTCGGATGAATCTGGAGAAGAAGGTGAAAGAGGCGGCGGGCGACAAGTTGACCAGCGACGGAAAGGCCTTCGTGGATCTGTTGATGGCGCTCGCGTAGAAAGGAGGTAGCGTTGAGTTTATCTAGTACGGCAACACCGGTGTACTACGGGCAATTTCGTGAAGCAGTCATTCGCGGAGACATTCCGGTGAACCGTGAGATCACGATGGAGATGAATCGGATCGATTCACTCATCGCTAACCCCAACATCTACTACGACGACCAAGCCATCGAAGGATTTATCCGCTATTGCGAAGGTGAGCTAACGCTTACCGATGGCGGTGATCTGCATCTGCTCTTCTCATTCAAGTTGTGGGCTGAGCAGATATTCGGTTGGTATTACTTCGTCGAACGCAGTGTCTACGTGCCGTCGAAAGACAATCACGGCGGACGCTACGAGCAAAGGACCATCAAGAAGCGTCTTGTTGTCAAGCAGTACCTCATCGTTGCTCGAGGTGCGGCCAAGTCCATGTATGCAGCACTTATTCAGAGTTACTTTCTCAACGTGGACACGTCAACTACCCACCAGATCACAACAGCTCCGACGATGAAGCAGGCCGAAGAGGTCATGTCGCCGCAGCGAACAGCCATCACGCGCGCGCGAGGACCGCTCTTCAAGTTCCTCACCGAAGGATCTTTGCAGAACACTACGGGGTCGCGCGCTATGCGCGTCAAGTTGGCCTCCACAAAGAAGGGGATTGAGAACTTCCTCACAGGATCCATCGTTGAAATTCGTCCGATGACGATCAACAAGTTGCAGGGGCTTCGCCCTAAGGTGTCGACCATCGACGAATGGCTGTCTGGCGATATTCGAGAGGACATCGTTGGTGCAGTTGAGCAGGGGGCGTCAAAGCTCGAGGACTATCTGATCGTGGCCATCAGTTCAGAGGGTACGGTTCGTAACGGCTCGGGTGACACCATCAAACTGGAGCTGGCGGATATTCTCAAGGGAGAGTACGTCGCACCTCACGTCTCGATCTGGCACTACAAGCTGGACGAGCTCGAAGAAGTCGGCGATCCTGAGATGTGGCTCAAGGCCAACCCAAATCTAGGTCAGACAGTCTCGTACGAGACTTACCACCTGGATGTAGAGCGTGCTGAGAAGGCTCCGGCATCACGGAATGACATCCTGGCCAAGCGGTTCGGGATTCCGATGGAGGGTTATACATACTTCTTCACGTACGAAGAGACACTCCCACATCGTACGCGCGAGTTCTGGGGTATGCCGTGTGCGGTAGGCGCCGACCTTTCACAGGGCGACGACTTCTGTGCATTCACCTTCCTCTTTCCGCTACCCCGCGAACAATACGGGGTCAAAACTCGGAGCTACATCACCACACGTACGTTGATGCAACTTCCTCTGGCCATGCGTCATAAGTACGAGGAGTTCGTCAACGAAGGAAGTCTTCACGTCATGGAGGGTACTACGCTCGACATGATGGAGGTGTACGACGATCTTGATGCGTTCATAATTGCATCGGAGTATGACACTCGTTGTCTAGGCTTCGATCCGTACAACGCCAAAGAGTTCGTCGAGCGCTGGTCGGCTGAGAACGGCCCGTTCGGTATTGAGAAGGTAGTTCAGGGAGCAAAAACGGAATCCGTTCCATTGGGTGAGCTCAAGAAGCTGAGTGAGGACCGACTGTTGGTCTTTGATCAGTCACTCATGACCTTTGCGATGGGCAACGCGATCACTCTCGAGGACACCAACGGGAATCGCAAGCTTCTCAAGAAGCGTCAGGAAGAGAAGATTGACAACGTAGCCGCCCTCATGGACGCCTACATCGCTTTCAAAGCAAACAAGGAGGCGTTCGAATGATCAAACAGAAGTTTGATACGCCGGAGGATGCCTTGAAGCATTACGGCGTCCTCGGTATGAAGTGGGGGAAAGAGTCGAGCGGGTGGCTCCACGGCACAGATCAAAGAAGCACGTGGTCGTGACTATACCCGCGTGCGTGAGATCGCCAAAGCCGATGTTGCTGCAGCAAAAACAGCCGATGCGGGACAGCGTGCAGTGAAAAATCTGGGTGTACAGAAGATGAAAACCGCTCGTCTGAAAAACCCAGATCGCGTACTTTCTACTCGTATGACGCGCGGTGAAAAGGCTGCGTTGCTCATATTGTTCACACCCGTGATAGGCATCGCTGCTATTTCGGGTACATCGGCGCAGTCTCGGCGTATCGAACGCAAGCAGGACAAAAACAAGTACTAGAAAGGCTGGGTAGATAGTGTCAACTTCGATCATTGGACAGGAGGTGAGATATGGGAGGACTCCGTGACACAGTCAAGCACGCGTGGAACGCGTTCACGACTCCTGAACAGCAACGTCGGCGCGAGCCGTTCACCGAGAACTACGGAAGCGGGGGCACCTACGGAACTCGTCCGGATCGAACACGACTTTTCATCACGAACGAGCGAACGATCATCGCGTCGATCTACACACGGCTCGGCATCGATGTGGCTGCTGTCGACATTCGTCATGTAAGAACCGACGATCAAAAGAGGTACAAGGAAGACATCGAGAGCGGTCTCAACAACTGCTTGGGCCTTGCTGCCAACATCGATCAGCCAGCCACCATGTTCCGTCAGGACATTGCTACGACACTCTTCGATCAGGGTGTTGCTGTGATCGTTCCGGTCGATACATCCGTCAGTCCCCTCGAGAATGGCGGGTATGACATCTTGACACTTCGTGTCGGGACAGTCACCCAGTGGTTCTCGCATCACGTTCGTGTCAGTCTGTACAACGCGAAGACCGCAAGACGCGAAGAGATCATGCTGCACAAGGATGCAGTGGCTGTTGTCGAAAACCCGTTGTTTGCGGTGATGAACGAGCCGAACTCGACGATGTCGCGTCTGATGGCCAAGCTCAATCTTCTGGATGCTGTCGATAACCAGTCAGCGTCGGGGAAACTCGACCTCATCATTCAGCTTCCGTATGTGATCAAGTCCGAAGCTCGACGCCAACAGGCGGAACAGCGCCGGCAAGACATCGAGTTCCAGCTCAAGGGCAGCAAGTACGGCATTGCCTACACGGATGGGACCGAAAAGATCACGCAGCTCAACCGTGCGGTAGAGAACACGCTCATGTCGCAGATCGAGTATCTCACGAAGATGCTTTATGCGCAGCTTGGTCTGACCGAAGAGGTCATGAACGGCACAGCCGACGAAAAGACCATGCTGAATTACTACAACCGCACGATCACCCCCGTCGTCACCGCAATTCTCGAGGCCATGCGTCGGAGCTTTCTCACAAAGACGGCTCGGACACAGCGACAGACAATCATGGCCTTCCGCGATCCGTTCCTGCTTGTTCCGGTCAGTGACATCGCTGACATCGCGGATGTGATGGCACGCAATGAGATCATGTCGTCCAATGAGTTGCGCCAAGCAATGGGGATTCGTCCATCGGATGAACCCAAGGCAGACCTGCTGCTCAACAGCAACATGCCTCAGCCTGGCGACGTAGCTGCACCGGAAGGCGATCTTGCCCCACTCGTCAACGATCTTGGACTGGAAGGAGGATGATCCGAGATGAAACTGCCTGACGGCACCACTCTCATGCATGGCAAGAAGCCCTACGATCCGCGTAAAGCTCGTGAGTACTACCTGCGCACGCGCAAGTTGAAGGGGCGACAGCCGGGTAAGGGACCCGACCCAACCAAGCGACCCGATCAGATCAAGTACAGAGCTTCCCTGGACAAGTTCCTCAAGAAGCTTCCGATGGCGATCGAGGGCGCAGACCTCAAGACGACCGAGAAGTTCGTCGATTCGATGCGGGGCAAGACGGATGCTCAGCTGCAAGAGGCAGCCAAGAACATGAAGGACACTCCGGGAACCAAAGACGCATCGATCAAGGCGGCAACCATCCAAGCTCTTCTCGCCAATCGCGCACGAGTTCGTAAGAAGAACGGTGACGCGAAGAAGGTTGCCAAGACGAACGTCAACATGAAGACACGCAAGCTCACCAAGACCGGCTAACGGGCCGACGTCGCAACTCGAAAGGACCATTCAAAATGGGAGAAAAGGCATCGCCCGTCGTCACCGGCGGCAGCCTTCAGCACGAGGACAAGCCGACGCGTAAGCCGGATTTCAGCGGCTGGGCGACAAAGGCTGGTCTTCGATGCTCGGACGGCCGGACGATCATGCCCGATGCGTTCAAGCATCAGGACAAGACGACTGTTCCGCTCGTCTGGCAGCATGGACACGCCGAGGCGAGCAACGTGCTCGGACATGTCGAGCTGGACAACCGTTCCGACGGCGTCTACTGCTTCGGCTACTTCAACCACACCGATCAGGGGAAGAACGCGAAGGCGCTGGTGTCCCATGGTGACATCAAGTCGCTCTCCATCTTCGCCAACCAGCTGAAGGAGCAGGTCCAGAACGTCATCCACGGCATGATCCGTGAGGTCAGCCTGGTCATGGCCGGGGCCAACCCTGGCGCGCTCATCGACAATCTCGAACTCGCTCACGCCGACACCGGCGAACTCACCACCATCGAGGACGAGGCTGTCATCTACACCGGTCTGGAGCTTCAGCACGAGGATCCGAAGGAGCCGGCGGAGATCGAGCACACCGAAGGCCCGACAGTTCAGGACGTCTTCGACGCCATGAGCGCGGACCAGAAGAACGTCGTCCACTACATGGTGGGCGCGGCTCTCGAGGGAGCATCATCCGAGGCAACGCAATCCGACGACGGTTCGGGTCTGCCCAACACCATCACGCACAAGGAAGGACAGACGATGACACGAAACGTCTTCGAGCAGACGGGCGGGGCCAAGAAGGACGAGGCTCGTCACGAGCTCTCCCACGACGACATGAAGAGCATCGCCGCGGACGCCGTCCGTATGGGGTCGCTCAAGGAAGCCGTCCAGTCGTACGCGCTCGCGCACGGCATCAACAACATCGACCTGCTGTTCCCGGACGCCAAGGCGCTCACCTCCACACCGGAGTGGGACACCAGGCGGATGGAGTGGGTGAAGTCGGTCCTCAACGGCACCCGTCATTCGCCGTTCTCCCGGATCAAGTCCCTGGTCGCCGATCTGACCTTCGACGATGCCCGTGCGAAGGGTTACATCACGGGTACGTTCAAGAAGGAGCAGTTCTTCGGTCTCGTGAAGCGCGTCACGACCCCGTCCACGATCTACAAGAAGCAGAAGCTCGATCGGGACGACATCATCGACATCACCGATTTCGACGTCGTGATGTGGATGAAGGGCGAGATGCGTCTCATGCTCGACGAGGAGCTCGCGCGCGCGGTTCTGATCGGCGACGGTCGGGCCATCGACGACGAGGACAAGATCAAGGATCCGGCGGGGGCCAACGAAGGTGCGGGCATCCGTTCCATCGCGAACGACGACGACCTCTACGCCGCAACGATCAACCTCGACATGAGCGCTTCGCCGACGGACATCGTCGACGCAGTCCTCAGCAACATGCAGTTCTACAAGGGGTCCGGCGGGGCAACGTTCTACACGACGCTGCCGACGCTGACCAAGCTGCTGCTCGCCCGAGACACCCAGGGTCGTCGCATGTACCGGACGGCTTCGGATCTCGCGTCGGAGATGACGATCTCGAACATCGTTCCCGTCGAAGTGATGGAGTCGGTGGCCGATCTCGTCGGCATCGTCGTCAACCTCAGCGACTACACGATCGGCTCGGATGCCGGCGGCGACATCGCGATGTTCGATGACTTCGACATCGACTACAACCAGTACAAGTACCTGATCGAGACGCGCGTTTCCGGCGCCCTCACCAAGATCCGGTCCGCGCTGGTCTTCAAGTCGGTCGACGACAGCTCGAACCTGGTCGCTCCGACGGAGCCGTCGTTCAACGTGACGACCGGCGCCATCACGGTTCCGGGCCAGACCGGCGTGTCGTATAAGCGCGCCGATACCAACGCGGTGGTCAGCGGCAGCACGATCAACCTCGCCGACGGCGAGACGCTGAAGATCTACGCCACCCCGACGGCCGGCAACCACTTCGCCAACAACGTCCAGGACGAGTGGACTTACACGAACCCGGCGTAGTTCGGAGGTGAGCGATGGCAAAGTTCTACGGACGGGTTGGGTACGGCTCTCAAGTCGAATCCGCCCCAGGCGTATGGGTCGATTCCATCGTTGAGCACTCCTATTTCGGTGATGTTGTCCGGAATTCGAGAAAGCTGACAGACGGCGAACACCTGAACAAGGATCTCACCGTAGGTAATTCGATCAGTATCGTTGCCGATGCTCACGCACTTGAGCATTTCTTTGCCATTCGTTACGTGGAGTGGGCGGGGACCCTGTGGACGGTAAGTGACGTCGAAGTGCAGGCTCCTCGCCTGATTCTGCTCCTGGGGGAGGTGTACAATGGCCCCCAGGCTGCAGCTCCAGACTCTCCTTGAGTCGATTACGGAGCACGTGTACTTCCAACCGCCGACGAATCTCAAGCTGCTGTATCCGTGCATCGTCTATGAACGGGATAGCGCGATTTCGGCGTTTGCGAACAACAGGCCATACCGCTACACCAAGCGGTACGCGGTGACGGTGATCGATCGAGATCCAGATAGCGCCCTGCCGAACCAATTGGCTGCTCTGCCCCTATGTACGTTCACTCGTTTCTTCACGGCAGACGACCTAAACCACGACGTATACAACATCTTCTTCTAGGAGGAGCTTCATATGACACGAATGGATTGGGATCAGATCGGTGACCGTCTGTACGAGACGGGTGTCGATCGCGGAGTTCTCTACATCCCGAACGCAGCAGGCGTGTACTCCAATGGTTACCCGTGGAACGGTCTCACGACCGTCACCGAGTCGCCGTCGGGTGCGGAAGCGTCGCCGCAGTACGCGGACAACATCAAGTACCTGAACCTCGTCTCAGCCGAAGAGTTCGGCGCAACGATCGAGGCGTTCACGTACCCCGACCAGTTCCTCCAGTGCGATGGCACCGCGGAGCCGGAACCGGGTGTCGCCGTCGGTCAGCAGCCCAGGAAGTCCTTCGGGCTGGCGTTCCGTACGCAGATCGGGAACGATCTCGACGGTTCGGATCACGGCTACAAGCTGCACCTGATCTACGGCGCCATGGCGGCTCCGTCGGAGAAGGCCTACGCCACCATCAACGACTCGCCCGAGGCGCTCGCCTTCAGCTGGGAGGTGACCACCAATCCGGTGGCCGTCCCCGGTCACAAGCCGACGGCTCAGCTGGTCATCGACTCCACCAAGGTGACGCCGTCCGATCTGCTGGCGCTCGAGGACCTCCTGTACGGAACGTCCGGTGTCGGTGGACAGCCTCGCCTCCCCGTTCCCGCCGAAGTGATCGGGATCTTCGCCGCTACACCGCCGGCGCCGTAGCCGAATGAGAGGAGGGCCAGGGAATGCTCATCATCACAGTGCCAGGACCAGAAGAACTGTACGACGAAGCGACCCACGAGTTTCTCACTCGAGGCGACGTGGTTCTGGAGCTGGAGCATTCCTTGGTCAGTCTTTCAAAATGGGAGTCATTTCACGAGAAGCCGTTTCTCGGGAAAGAAGGCAAAAGTCCGGAGGAACTCTACGCCTATGTCAAGGCTATGACGTTGACTCCGGATGTGCCAGATGAGGTCTATCAACGGATCTCTCCGCGCAATGTGCAAGACATCAACCGTTACATCGACGCAAAGATGTCGGCTACCTGGTTCAACGAAGCACCGGGTGCTCCTCGTACCAACGAAGTCATCACTTCAGAGCTCATCTACTACTGGATGACGGTCTTCAACATCCCGTTCGAGTGTGAAACATGGCATCTGAACAGGCTGTTCAACCTCATCCGTATCTGCAACATCAAGCAGGCGAAGCCGAAGAAGATGAGTCGATCTGAAATCGCGATGCGCAACCGCGAACTCAACAACCAACGCAAGAAGCAGCTCGGAACAACCGGATAGAAAGGAGGATCATGGCAACTCTTGTGTGGGATCAAGTCGGAGCCCGGACATACCAGACAGGTGTAGACCGTGGGGTCCTATATCTGCCGGACAAAGCTGTTGTATGGAACGGTTTGACCTCTATCGAGGAGAGGTTTGATGCCGAACGCAAGACGTTCTACCTCGACGGCGTGAAGTTTCTTGAGCATGTTCTGCCGAGCGACTTTTCCGCCCAGCTCAAAGCATTCACCTACCCCGAAGAGTTCGAGCGGATACTCGGAGTCATCTCGGATGGTGGCGGGATGCAGTTTCATGATCAACGACCTGCCCGATTTGGTCTTTCGTACCGAACGCTGCTCGGCGATGACATCTCCGGAACAGCTCGTGGGTATCGGGTCCACATGCTTTACAACTTGACCGCGATTCCTGACGCCGCCCCATTTTCTTCTCTCAATGCTGGGTCAAGCCCGATTGAGTTCAGTTGGAATCTGTCAGGAACCCCTGTCAAAATCTCGGGCGTGCGCCCCACGGTTCACATCAGCTTCGATTCAACCGAGATGGACTCGACTCTCCTCAGTCTGCTCGAGGCCATGCTGTATGGGGACGTCAACACCAACCCGCGACTTCCGCTGATCTCTGAAATTCTGGAGTTCATCGGAGATTGGGGAATCCTCATCACGGATAACGGAGATGGTACATGGACTGCTTCTGGTCCTGACAACTTCGTCTCAATGACCGACTCAACAACTTTCCAGATCACAGAAGACACCGCGATATATCTGGACGCCGATACGTATCAGGTCTCATCAACGCAGTTCTAAGGAGGGTCCATGGCCACAGTAACTGGCCTTACGGCCGAACGAATGATGGTGATCGAGAGCGCTTCGGTCATCGGTGGGGAAGTGGTCGCAGGCAACCTTCACCTCATCAAGCGCGACGGAAGCGTCATCGAGGCGGGCATTGTCACCGGAGCTCCAGGCGCCCCAGGCGCCCCAGGCGCCCCAGGTGAACCAGGTCCAGCAGGTCCAGCAGGAGCAGCAGGAGCAGCAGGAGCAGCAGGAGCTGCGGGTCCGGCCGGTGCGGCAGGCCCAACAGGTCCTCCGAGTCCCTCGTCATATCCGCTTTTTGCGGACGACTTCGCCACGTATGTCCCCGAGAAGTACGTGGGGGACACGGATGACTACGTCCTCGTGAACGGAAAGCTGCAGCGAAACGCTCAGAGCACCTGGAAGCATCTCAGGGTTCCCAACAAGTCGCTGGTAAACGTTCGGATGGACGCCAAAGTCGATTTCCTCAACGGCGCGTTCGTCTTCGTTGCCCGATGGGTCGACGACAACAACCATCTGATCGGTCGTCAAGATGGAGACACGATGCTCATCGGGAATCACGTTGGCGGGGCTACAAGCTGGGGGCCGGGTATTGCTGCTCCGGCGCCGGCATTCGGCACGCCGTTCTGGCTACGGTTTGTGGTTCACGGAATGAACATGCGTCTTTGGCGATTTGCCACAGATCCCGATATCTCCGTCGGCGGCCTTCGTCCTGTTCCGTCATTCCAGCTCGCACACACCGTCAACAACGCCTTCGCTGACTCTGATGGTCAGTGCGGGTTCGGGGTGGACGGCTCAGCAAACGGCACAAGCGTGGACAACTTCAAGATGGGTTACGCCTAGACGAAGGAGGAGCCTTGATCAAAGTCAGGACGAAGGGCTCCTCTAAGAACGCGGAGAGATTCCTTCACCGCATGGAAAAGCAAGAGCACCTTCGGGGGCTCGAGAGGTACGGTCCCATGGGCGTAGCAGCGCTCAAAGCAGCCACACCGGTCGACAGTAGTGAGACAGCCAACTCCTGGACATATTCCATCGTCAAGGAGAAGGACTTCTACTCGATCGTTTGGCGTAATACACATGTGGTGAACGGAACGCCCGTTGCCATATTGCTGCAATTCGGCCATGGGACCCGGCAGGGTGGGTTTGTCCACGGACGAGACTACATCAATCCTGCAATTCGACCCGTTTTTGACCAAATCCTAAGCGCGATGTGGAAGGTGGTGACCAAGTAGATGGCAAGCATTGACAACCGCATAGTTTCGATGACCTTCGACAACGCCAAGTTCGAAGCGGGTGTTGCAAAGACGCTGGCGACGCTGGCAAAGCTCGACGCAAGCCTGAAGAACATTGGTACCACCAACGGGCTGAGCAACATCGAGAAGGCTGCAAACAAGATCAACCTCTCTGGCGCTACGAATGCGCTGGACAAGCTCAACGCGAAGGTCGCATCGGTCGGAGCAGGTAACAAGAGCTTCAGCGACATCGAAGGTGCAGCCAACCGAGTCAACTTCGGGCCTCTTGGGGCAGCAGTCGAGGGCATCAAGACCCGCCTGTCAAGCATCGCGACCGCTCCGGCGGCTGCACTGGATAAGCTGAAGGAGAAGCTGGGCTTCAGAGGAGCCGAACAGGGCTTCGTCAACATCGAGAACGCTGCAAACAAGGTCAAGCTCGAGGGTCCTTCTCGCGCAGCGGACGATCTTCAGAAGAAGCTGGCCTTTCCAGGTATCGAAAAGGGCTTCGCGAACATCGAAGTGGCCTCCAGCAAGGTCAAACTCGGCGGTATTACCAACGCCATCACTGAGGTCACCAAGGGATTCTCTGTTCTGCAGGGCGCAGCTGCTGTTGCTCTCGGTAGCATCGCCTCCAAGGCTGCTGTCGCCGGTGGATCCGCAGTCAAAAGCCTGTCGCTTGGGCCAATCACCGCAGGTTTCAACGAGTACGCGACCAACCTGAACTCGATTCAGACGATCTTGGCCAACACCCAGTTCTCAGGGTCTACGCTCAAGGATGTCAACGGCGCGCTGGCCGAACTGAACAAGTACTCGGACCAGACGATCTACAACTTCTCCGAGATGGCGAAGAACATCGGTACCTTCACGGCCGCCGGTGTGGATCTGAAGACGTCAACACAGTCGATCAAGGGCATCGCAAACCTCGCCGCGCTCTCCGGCTCGAACTCACAACAGGCTTCGACGGCGATGTATCAGCTGTCACAGGCCATCGCATCGGGTCGAGTCAGCCTGCAGGACTGGAACTCGGTTGTCAACGCCGGTATGGGTGGCGCCACCTTCCAAAGGGCACTGGCCACCACCGCGTCAAGCATGGGCACCATCGCCGATGGCGCTCTGAAGGTAGACAAGGCCACAGGTAAGGCCACCATCAACGGTCAGTCCTTCCGCGAGTCGATCACAGCCAAGCCTGGCGAGCAGTCATGGCTGACGTCAGACGTTCTGACGAACACGCTCAAGCAGTTCACGGGCGACCTGTCAAAGGCCGAGCTGGCTGCGATGGGATTCAACGATGAGCAGATCAAGTCGATCCAAGCAACTGCTCTTACGGCTAAGAAAGCTGCCACAGAGGTCAAGACGATCTCTCAGGCGTACGACGTCGTCAAGGAATCGATCGGGTCGGGCTGGGCGGCAACGTTCCAGAACATCTTCGGTGACTTCGAAGAGGCCAAGTCGACTTTCACATCGTTCACCACGTCCATCACAGGGTTCGTCGGAGCAAACGCGGATGCTCGCAACAAGGTTCTCAAGGACTGGAAGGAACTCGGCGGTCGGACGCACCTCATCTCGGGTATCAAGAACGTCTTTGACGCCCTCATCTCAGTGGTCAAGCCGATCAAGGACGCCTTCCGTGAGATCTTCCCCAAGAAGACCGGCAAGGATCTGTACGAGCTGACGTTGAAGTTCGAGCACTTCACTGAGAAGCTCAAATTGGGACCCAAAACAGCAGAGAATCTGAAGCGGACTTTCGCTGGGTTCTTCGCCGTGCTGCACATCGGCAAGTCGATTCTCTTCGGGATCATTGGTTTGTTCGGGAAACTCCTTGGTGCCTCATCTGGCGCCGGCGGTGGAATTCTGAACTTCACTGGAACCATCGGTGACTTCCTGGTCTCGGTCGATAAGGCGCTCACAAAGGGTGGGTTGCTCAAGGCGTTCTTCGATGGACTCGGCGCGATCCTCAGTGTCCCACTCAAGCTCCTCAGCGGCATAGCATCAGCAGTTGGGGACCTTTTCGGGGGCTTCGATCTGGGTGCCGCCGATGGCGTAGGTAAGTCCATGAAGGATCTGGGCGAGTCGATCTCCCCGCTGCAACGACTCATCGATGGGGTGACGTCTGCTTGGCATCGCTTTGTCCAAGGTCTGGGTAAGGTGGGCGAAGCCATCGGTCCGGTCATGAGCGAGATCGCCGGAATCTTCAACAACTTCGGTGACTTCATCGCTGATGCGCTCGGTAAGAACGACTTCAGTAACGTCTTCTCGGTCATTCAGACTGGGCTCATTGGTGGCATCTTCCTTACGCTCAAGAAGGCGTTTGGTAAGGGGCTCAACCTGAACTTCGGCGGAGGCCTCTTCAAGGGTCTCGGCGACACGATGGGGACGCTGAACAAGTCGTTGGTCTCACTGCAGAATAACGTCAAGGCTGGCACACTTCTGAAGATCTCGCTTGCACTTGCGGCTCTGTCCGTAGCTGTGGTCGCGTTGTCTCGGATCGATGCTGGTGACCTCGCCAAGGCCATGACCGCGATCTCGGTCGGTTTGGGTGAGCTCATCGGCGCTATGGCACTTCTGGCCAAGGTGGGTGGGCCAACAGCATTCGTGACGATGCCTTTCATCGCGTCGTCCATGATCCTTCTTGCTGTAGCGATGGATGCTCTAGCCATTTCGGTGGTCGTGCTGTCTAAGCTCAGCTGGAACGAGATTGCAAAGGGCCTCGCCGGCGTAGGTGGTGCCCTGGTGGCAGTTGCCGCGGGAGTGAAGCTTATTCCCCCGTCGATTGTTTTCATCGGCCCTGCCTTGATTCCGATCGCGATTGCAATCAACCTCCTCGCTGTTGCCGTGAAGATATTCGGAAGCATGGATCTGGTAGCGCTGGGAAAGGGTCTTCTCGGTATTGGCGGAGCACTGACGGCAGTTGCGTTGGGTATGAAGTTGATGCCGCCCACACTGCTGATCACCGCCGCAGGTCTGCTTGCCGTAGGCGCCGCTCTGAACGTCATTGCGATTGCCATGAAGATATTCGGCAGCATGGACCTGAAGACAATCGGGAAGGGTCTGTTGGGGATCGGAAGTTCCCTGACGATCATTGGCGTAGCGATGCGTCTCTTCCCACCGTCACTGGCTCTCCAGGCCGCAGGTCTTGTCCTGGTGGGCGCAGCACTGAACATCATCGCTGGGGCTGTTGCACTCATGGGCAACCTGTCGATGAAGACGATCGCCAAGGGCCTCGCCGGAATAGGCGGTGCGCTGGTCGTTCTCGGTGCTGGTCTGAAGCTCATGTCGGGGACGATCCCGGGTTCGATTGCGCTCTTGGCCGCAGCATCGGCTTTGGCGATTCTCGTTCCGGTGATCGGGATTCTCGGCAAGATGAAGTTCAGCACCATATTCAAGGGGCTCGCTGGTATTGGGGCCGCGATGATTGTCGTAGGTGCCGCAGGGGCCATCGCTGCTCCGGGTCTAACCGCCCTGGGTATTGCGTTGATTCCGCTTGGTGTAGGCGCCTCGCTGGTTGCTGGTTCCGTATATTTGCTCGCCAAGGCCCTGACATTGCTGGGGTCCAACGGAGCGAAGGGCATTGCTGCTCTTGTCGCCGCCTTTGCGGCGTTCGTAGCGGTCGTTCCCACGGTGATCATCAACTTCATCAAGGGTCTGGTCGATATCGGTGAGGAGATCATCAAGCTGGCGCCGAAGATCGTGGCGTCGATGGTCAAGATCGTCGAGTTGCTCCTGGACGTGGTGATCAAGTCCGTACCGAAGATGGCTGAGGCCACGATAGTGCTGATCGGTGGGTTCCTCCGGGTCCTCGTCGAGAGCACACCCAAGATCATCTCAGCTGGGTTCAAGCTCCTGCTCGATTTCCTGTCAGGTATTTCGAACAACATCGCCAAGGTAGTTACGACGGTGGGTTCGATCATCGTGAGCTTCCTGACAGCTCTTGCAGCGAACATCGGAAAGATCATTGCCGCGGGGGCCACTTTCCTCGTCAAGTTCCTTGGTGGACTCGTATCTCAGATGCCCAAGATGATTGCGGCTGGAGCTACCGCGATTGTGAAGTTCCTTGGCGGTCTCGCCCAGAACATCGGGAGGATCGTTGAAGCGGGTATCGAGCTCATCGCCAAGTTCGTGAGTGGTATTGCCCAGAACATCGGGAAGATCATCGCGGCAGGCGCAGATCTCATCGCGAAGTTCCTCAAGGGGGTAGGTGACAACGTAAGCAAGGTCATCAAGGCTGCTGCCGACATGATGGGCGATTTTGTCCAGGCAGCTGCAGACGCCATCATCAAGTTGACAAACCGGATTGCCAAAATCATCATCAACTTCATCAATGAGCTGGCTAGCGCCATTCGTAGTAACAGCAAGGCTCTTGGAGATGCTGGTGCAAACCTCATCAGTGCAATCATCGATGGCGCCGTGCAAGCAGTGGACTCAATAGGTGGACGACTGGTTCATAAGATTCTCGGATTGTTCGGGAGTCTCCCGGGTAAGGTCAAGAAGCTGCTCGGGATTCGTTCGCCATCAACGGTCTTCAGAGAGATCGGCGAGTTCATGATGTTGGGTACCTCGGGTGGTGTTGATGCGAAGGCTGGGGTAGTCACTCAGTCAATCAGGTCAGCAGCGGATGACATGGTCGCAACTCTGCGTAGTACTCTCAGTGTTGTGCCGGATATCCTGGATGGGTTGATGGATGTGGACCCGGTAATCACTCCGGTTCTGGATCTGTCGAACGTTCAGGCAGGAGCCAAGGAGCTGGCCGGTTTGACGAACGTCACTCCGATCACAGCTGCAGCCTCCTACGGTCAGGCCGCGTCCATATCCGCCGAGCAAGAGGCGGCTCAGACAGCCCAAGCAGAAGCAGCACCACCTCCGGCGGAGGTCAAGTTCGAGCAGAACAACTACTCACCCGAGGCGTTGTCCACACTCGATATTTACCGTCGGACCAAGAACCAGGTGTCCCAGGCAAAGGGCGTGCTGGGCATCATCTAGCCAAAGCCGGGTCTTGTGGGGTCGCATATCCTGCAGGGCCCGGCTCCGTTGTGTGAAAGGAGGTCATAGTTGTGTTGACACAAGTGAAAGTTTACACCCCGGGCCAGTCTGTTCTGGATCTTTCACTGGGTGCTGGGTTCCAGACGATGCAGATCCGAGACATCGGCGGAATAGGACCCGTTGCCTCAACTGTCAGCACAATCCCATACGGCGGTGTTGACGGCGAGACATATTCCGGAGTCTCGCGGGGGAAGCGCAATATCACCATGATTCTGGGTCTCAACCCAGACTGGTCGGGTCAGTCGATGAGTAGCCTTCGTCATCTGGCATATCTGTACTTCATGACAAAGCAGAAGGTGACGCTTCGGTTCATCTCCGATGAGCTACCTGTCTGTGAAATCGTGGGGTATGTCGAGAGCTGTGAGCCGAACATATTCTCTCGAGACCCCGAGATGCTGATCTCAATCGTCTGTCCTGATCCGGATTTCGTAGCGATTGCCCCCACGGTGATCATCGGAACCACCGGACTGAACAGCTCAGAGTTCTTCGACTTCGAATACAACGGCACGGTGCCCACCGGGTACACAGTCACGATCGAGTCAACCCCCGAGAACGTGTCCTTTGTTGGGACGATGTTCTTCTACCACTACCTCGGGGTCGTAACCGACGAGTCCCAACCGCAAATTCTCTTCGGGCCGATTCTGGTCGACGAAACCCATCGGTTCGAGATGAGCACCATCCCAGGGAAGAAGTACATACGGACAAAGCACACCTCTTTCTTGGATGTCGTAAACCTCCTCAGCGACTTCTACATGGGCGAGTGGCCCCATCTTGGTCCAGGCGCAAATCGAATTGCTGTATCGACAGGCGCTGACAACGATCAGAAGTGGACGCTCACCTACAGCTCACGATTCGGAGGCCTTTAGATGGAGCTTTACACGCTAGACGCGGGCTTTCGGAAAGACGTGGTGATCGATCAGTTCGTGTCGTCCATCTGGACGGAGCGATATTCTGCTCCGGGGGATGTTGTGCTGGAAGTAGAGCCAAGTTCAAAGATGGTGAACACTCTCGCTGAAGGAACGTTTCTGGCGCTTGACGGCTCCCAAGAAGTGATGATCGTGGACACGTTGCTTGTCGAGAACGGAAAGCTCAAGGTAACGGGTAAGAGCCTGCTCGATTTCCTCAATCACCGCATCATCAGGAGTACCACGGATCACGAGATTCGTAGCTGGATCGTCTCCATGCCGGCGGGGCAAATGATCGCGCACATCGTCAACATCATGTGCATCCTGGGCTCGTACCCGACACCAGCAACCGAAGCGGCATATTCGGTGATTCCAAATCTGTCAATCGGTGAGATAGACATGACCGACCCCTACATTCGGTTTGACATCCCGTTTGGGCCGGCTTACGACCCGATGAAGACCATCGCCGACACGTATGAGATAGGTATGTCGCTTTACCTCAATTCGGCCTCAGTGAACGGATATTCGCTCAAGTTCAAGTCGTACCGCGGACGAGATCTGACCAGCGATCAGACGACATATCCTCTCGTGCGCTTCTCAACCCGCATGGACACCCTGACCGACGTGAAAGAGCTTCGGTCGATTTCTGGGTTCAAGACCCACTGCTGGGCATATGCACCACAACCTGAGCTATGGATGGCAGAGCAATGCACGGGCTTCGCCTATGCACCGGGGGCAGCCAACCTCTCAGGGTTCAACCGTCGGGTGATGCAGATCTGGGTGGAAGACCTAGACACCAAATATCTGACAGCGATCGATCCTCAAACAGCGATCAACGTTCTTGCGGGGATTCTTCACAACGCCGCTCGGAACGCTCTGGCGAACAACAACTACACCCGAGTTGTAGATGGGGAGGTCGTCCCACAGAACGAGTTTCGGTTCGGAACACACTATCTGCTCGGTGACATCATCGAGCTTCAGGGTCAGAGTGAGATCGTTCAGAAAGCTCGGATTACCGAGTACATTCGCTCCCAAGACGCAACCGGTGAGCGTTCATATCCGACAGTGTCACTCATCGACTAAGAAAGGAGATCTATGACCTGGACAGCAGACCAACCGGATCGTCGTACGTCAGGGGAATATGTGTCCTGGAAAGCATACGTCGATTCGCTGTTCGATGGGGGCATACGGGCAATCGAGGTTGCCGAACGGGAACGGAAAGAAGCGGCTGGGGTTCTGCGTACCACACAAGAGCGTGCTCAGGACGTTGCCGAACGTGAACGAGAGAGGGCAGCTCAAGCGCTGGCACAGACGCTCACCATGGCGTTTCAAGAAGCAATCGAGCGTCTTCGTGAACACATCGTCAATCAAAGTCGTACGTTCGATGCGGCGTTGGGGGCGGTAGAGGGGCGTGCTCTTCTGCGTCAGGAAGCTTCGGACAAGGCTGTTCAGAAAGCCGAAAATGCTCAGAACGAGGTCAACAAGACTGGTAATGAGTATCGCGGCCAGCTTAGGGAACAACACGCTCAGATGATTCCTCGACCGGAGGCTGAGAAGGTCTTCGAGTCTCTCATCGAGCGTATTCGGGTTCTCGAGGCGGCAGGGCAGTTGCAGATCGGCATCAACACAGCCAACACCCGTACAGAGGATCGCTCACAGAGCTGGCAGATTTGGGCTGCAGGAGCTTTCTTGACGATCTTGTTCTTCGTCGTCAGCACCATCATCGGAATCGGAGCGTTTACATGACCAGCAAGCTGTATGACCGCCTTAAATTCATCACTCAGATCGGGTTGCCAGCGTTTGGAACCCTATATTTCGCTCTCGCAGGGATCTGGGGTCTTCCTTCAGCAGAGCAGGTCGTGGGCACGATCGTCGCCGTGGACACGTTTCTGGGGGTTCTCCTCCAGCTCAGCTCGAACGCGTACAAGAACTCCGGCGCCGGCGTCGACGGGCTGATGAACGTCTTCATGGACCCCGAAGGAAAGAAGATATTCCAGCTCCATCTCAACGGGGATCCGGAAGAGCTCGAGGAGTCCGACAGCGTCGTCTTCAAGGTAAACAAGGTCGGCGCACCCCCCGAGTAGGTCATTTTTCGCGGCTAAAACACCGCTTATAATGAGAACCTACGAAAGGACCCTGAATGCCCTTCGCTCCTGATCCGAGACAACCGCTCGATAAGGCACTAGATGCCGCGCTGAACGATCTTCACGGACACCATGCAACCTCTGAGGAGTACGCAAAGACGCTGGACACGATTGTCAAGCTACACAAGATGAAGCTCGACTCCGAAGTCAACGTGCTCGACACAACTGTCAAGAAGCACAAGATGACTCTGGACGAGAAGCCCCCTCGCGTGAGCCCCGACACCATCGCCATCGTCGCTGCCAACCTCCTCGGGATTGTCATGATCCTGAAGCACGAGAAGCTCGACATCATCACCTCAAAGGCGTTTGCCCTCGTGATGAAGCCCAGGTAGCACCAGCCCCAACAGGTTTAGAGATGGGAGTGATGTGTAAGCAATTACATGTCACTCTCGTTTTGCCTACATGCCCTATATTTTTTGCCCCAAAAATTCCGCGGGGGGAAAATTCCTGCAAAAGGTCGCAAAATTTACATGGCTTATAATGAACCCCTACCACGAAGGAGACATGTAACCACCATGCGAATTTCTATCACTCTAATGCTGATGGACGTCGCCATTTGGCTGCAAGCAGTCACATCCGTGATGTAGCTTCCACCTAGAACCCCACTCGGGTTTTAGGCTTCGCGAGATTTACACGGGCTATAATGAGAAACCTAACCAAGGAGATAGACATGTTCAAGCTCTACCGCACCTCCCAAGAACTCCAGTACAACTGGATCCGTAACCACCCCGTCCAGTACGTCGCCCTCAACGCGACACTGCTCGCCGGATGGGCCGGATACATGATGTATATGGATCGCAAGGAGAAGCGTGAGATCGAGAAAGAAATCGCCCTGAAGACTGTGTAACCTCAATCCTAGAACCCCACCCGGGTTTTAGGTTTTTCGCCCTCGCGAGATATTCATGGCCTATAATGAGAACCAATCTACGAAAGGAACCCCATGAACATCGAAGAGACCGAGACCACCGAAGAGACCAAGACCGACAAGTTCTTCAACGTCGTGCAGACCGTCACCCGAGTCGCCATCGTCGCCATCACCACCTACAAGGTGGTCGGCTACGTGCGCACCTGGAACGAAAACCACAACGCCGAAGACGTCGTCGAAGTCCTCGACCCCGCGTAACACCGATATCTGGATCCCCGTAAAAAGGAGACCAAGAGCTATGAGCCCACTAACCTGGACTTATAGCTTTTTGCCTCGCGAAAAAATCATGGCCTATAATGAGAGAGATCCACTACTCGCACAACTGTGGATTGAAATGTAACACCAGCAATTGAACTGGTTGAAATAGGCCTCGTGAGCCGTTACCTCTCTTACATTTTTTGCCCCCTACCGAAAGGCTGAAGTGCGCGAGAAGTCCAAGCAGAGACTCTTCATAGTCACACTGGTACTCGAGTCCGGAAAGACGAGGGAAGTGAATGTCAAAGCGTCGACACAGGAAATCGCGAATCGTCGCGCCCTCAAGTTCACCAAGGGTGCAGTACGGGCCGAGAGCGTCTAGTCACATTACATACCACCAGGGAGGAATCTGTATGCACAACCCGCACGTCAGGAAGTACGGCTTCTGGAAGTTCATGGGGGACCTCTTCATGACCATCATCACCAGCGGCTTCTGGCTCATCTGGATATTCGTCCGAGAGATGCGCCGCCGATGATCAATCTGCTTCCCGATCGGCCACGGGCGAAGCTTGGGCGATTCCTTGTTCGAAAGAAGTACGGGCTATGAACGTCACGCTCTGGCTTATATTCTTCGTCGCTCTGGCGCTGTGGACGGCGTACAAGCGAGCGTCCATCCGACGCAACGCAACCAACCACTTCAAGAAGACCGAGGTGTACCGCAGTGAATTTCAGTGACATCTACAAGAAGGGCGGGGCCATTATCGAGGCCAACGCCACTGCGATCCTTACCGGTGTCGGCGTGATCGGCACTGTCGCAACCGCAGTTCTGACCGGACGAGCAACGATCAAAGCTGTTCAGGTTGTCGATGACCTGGCCATACAGGACATTTCCGCCGGGCCACTCGAAAAGCCCGAGATCGTCAAAGCGGTCTGGCCGCTATATCTGCCCGCTGTTGGGGTGGGTACCACGACGATCGCCGCGATCATCTTCGCCAACCGCATGTCGTCAAGGCGGGCCGCAGCTCTGGCCGCGGCGTACGGACTCTCTGAGAAGGCCTTCGGGGAGTACAAGGAGAAGGCAGTACAGCACCTCGGTCTGAAGAAGGAAGAGAAGCTCGTAGCGGAGATCGCCCAGGACAAGGTCAATCTGCACCCGCAAGGACAGACCTTCATCTTCGGCGATGGCGAAGTGCTCTGTTACGACGCCCCCACCGGGCGTTATTTCAAGTGCAACGTCGAGAAGATCCGCAAGGCCGAGAACACGGTCAACTACGAGATCATTCACCAGCACGCGGCCAGTCTGAGCTCCTTCTACGACGAGATCGGCCTGCCGCCTACGTCATATTCGGACGACGTGGGCTGGAACATGGACAACCTCATCGGTCTCACGATGTCTTCTGTCCTGACCGACGAAGGAGCACCCTGTCTGGTCATCGACTTCAAGGTAGCACCGATCACCGGATACGGGAAGTTGTACTAGCGTGTTTCAATGCGCGATGAACGTGAAGAGCGTCAGTAATCCCGACCCCAAGCCCTGTAACACACAATGTGCCAGCTGCAAAGTCTGGTACAACGGAGGAACCACCATGCACGAGCCCAGCAGCGAGCACGATCC